TATATCACCATAATCTACTGTTCCGCCACCAGATAAAAAATATTCTTCTGATTCTGGGTTTTTAAAGTATCTATTATACTCTTGCATAAACCCTTCATTATTGACTACATCTGGATTTAATTGTTTGTAATCTAACAAGCCTTGTCTTAATGCTCTTGCTTCTTGAATTGAGTCACTTAAATCAGACAAATCTCTATTACTGAAGTTTTGCTCTGTAATTGGATTTTCATTTCCAGCTATAGTTTCACCAAATGTACGAAGCTGTAATGGAACAGCTTTTTTGTATAAACCATATATAGAATCTAACAATCCCATTATGACTTCCTTTTACCTTTACCGTAACCTTTTTTACCTTTGCCTTTACAAGCCATAATTTTCTCCTAGTGTAAAATTTGTAGTACCCTAGTTTTCATAATGAGAATGAAAAACTATATATATAAAAAGGGTGTACCCCCTCTTAATCTTCTATTCCAGTAATAACTTTTACTTCTATAGGTGAACCATCTAGGTCACCACCATGCTCATGCTTTTGTGTTTCTTTCCATTGTGCACGAGTTTTAAGCCAGAATATAGCTGCTGAAGTATTACCATCTTGTGCTTGTTTAAATAAAGTACCTGCAATAATAGCATTAGCATCTATACGACCTCTGTCAAGCTCTGGACGATAGTACTTTGTTAAGGTGTCATGAGAGATGCCGATGACTTTGGCGATATCTTCATAGGTAGTTCCTACTGACGATAATTCGTAAACCTTTTTTCGGGTGTCGTCCGTCGCGAGGTGTGGGGGTCTTCCGCTTTTCTTCTCTTCTTCTTTTTGAATTTCTTCTTTATTATCTATATTATCCATGTTTGAATGTACCTTTTAATATATATATGCTTCTAAAACCTACACAATCGCTCTGTATTGCATTTTCTTTTGTTGTTAAGGGGTTAACCTACCCTTGTCTATTTAAATAGCTCTACGGGCTTTATATGAAGCCATTTAATTTAATGATTATCATTAGTAAAAATATCTTTACTTTTATTTATTTATTCTGTATCGTTTTTAATTGTACTAACTTAATAAAGGATTAAACCATGCAATATAAAACTATACAGTCTTTAATCGAAAGTATTCAGAGAATGAATGCCGAGATTGATTCAATAGATAAGATTCTTATAAATTCTTATGATAATGAGTTAAATAAGAAACTTAATGCCAATCTAGATTTTCTTTGTGAGTCTATAGAGAAGCAAAAAGACTTTTTAAATAGCTATATTGAATATCTAACCAATCAATCAAATGCTTTTTAGAATATCCCTTTATAACTACGCTAAATATATATTTTACTTTATATGTAAAATAAACTATACTTTAACAACTATCAATCTATATAAGGATTAATTATGAATGACTCAACACTATTTATAAATATTACAGCTTTTATATTAAGCTCGTTATTAGCTTTTATATTAGCTGTTATCGGATTCCATTACGCTTCAATGCTATTGGTTTTATTTAATATGTTTTATTTTGTTTATATCACTATAAGGAATTAATACTATGCAAAGAATAACAATTAATATATATAACGACCCCTCGCACGGCTGGGGTAAAGTTTCAATAGATAATCTTCATAAATTAAACTTGCTTAATAATATATCTTCTTATTCTTATATTAATAACAATCATGTATATCTTGAAGAGGATTGCGACTTGTCATTATTAATTAAAAGACTAGAAGAGCTTAATATCCGCTATAAGTTTAAAAATCATTATGCTAACAAGTCCAGCAAGATAAGAAGCTATGATTATTATTCTAAAGATAAAGCTATGAATAGATATCTAACTAATTTATATAACCATTTAACTTCATAAGGATTAAATATGAATACCATTACACTATTTAAAACTAAAAAAGAAGCTATTGAGTTAGCTGGCAATTGTACAAAGACAAGTAAAATGCCTTGTGACTCTTATTCTCTACCTACAGAAGCATGCATTACAGGCTCTAAAATGGCAAAGATTAAAGGCTCTATATGTAATAATTGTTATGCCAATAAAGGGAATTATCATAGGTTTAAATCTAACATTTTACCTATGCAATATAAAAGGCTTAATTCTATTCAATCTGATAACTGGATTCCAGCTATGATTAAATTAATTAATAATCAACCGTTCTTTAGGTGGCATGATTCAGGCGATATACAATCTATAGAGCATTTTGATAAAATCTGCAAAATAGCAGAATTAATGCCAAATACTCAATTCTGGATTCCAACCCGTGAATATAACATTATCAAAGAATATGCTTCTAAACATGTTATTCCTAAAAACTTAATTGTTAGGTTGTCTGCTATGTTTGTAGATAAGCCCGTGATTATTCCAGATAGTTTAAAAGGTATTCAGAACATAACAGTCTCTAATGTACATTCTATCAATCCAATTGGTACAGAATGCGAAAGTTATAAGCATGACGGAAAATGTAATGATTGCCGTAAATGCTGGAATTCAGACTATAAAGCTATTTCTTATAAAATACACTAACAAGGGGCTTATTATGAAATTATCTAACCAAAATAAAGAAACTATTAAAAAAATGTTTAATGAGTATTTAATCCAGTACAAACAAGCTGGAATTGCACACAATGAAGCTATTACTTTAGCTATGCATAAAACAAGGCAAAATGCTTCTGTAATGATTAAAACATATTTTAAATAGTGTTAACTATAAGCCCGTTATATTAGCGGGTTTATGGATTAATACTTGTTATTAATCAATCGTTAGAATCACAGGTGCGTGCAGATTAGCGATTTAAAATAAATAATCGACTCCGCAGACGACTTTACGGCTCCAGTTTACCGTCTATAAATTAAACTGGGCATTTTTTTAACTATGTAAGGGGTTATTATGACTATAAATCAAGTTATTCAATGGCTTGAAGCCGAAATTGAAAACAATCAACCAATCCTTGACGGTACAGAGCAATTAAGCGATGGTACAGAATTAATATTTGAGGGTCGTTCAGAGCTTGCTCAAGGTTTATTAAATCAGATTAAGGGGTCATTATGTATAACGAAATAAAACTAACTACTATTTATAAACCAATAAAAGGCAAAGATTATTTAATAATTGATAATCAAGCTATGATTTTTCAATTGTTAGATAAACTTTACGATATTAATGAGAATATAAAATTAATAGGGGGTAAAAATGAGCAATAAACAAAATATAAATGAGTTATTTGACATTGGTTATGAGATTGGCGTAAATGCCATTGATACTTTAGGCAATAAAACCAATAATAAACCGTCTAGTCATGAATTAGCGGGTCTTTTGTCTTCAATACTTAACTTTGCTTATGTCTTTGCACCTAATGAGAATGTAGCAGATTCATTGGTTGAATTTGCGACCGACTTTGCAAAAACAGAAGCTAAAGAATATAAAAAAGGGGCTTAACATGGATATAAACCGCTATTTAAATGAAGTAAATCAACACTTTAAACCTACGCTATGGCAAAGATTCAAAAGATATTTGCCTGAATTGCTAATGAGAATGGGACTATTTGCTAGTATAGTCACGCTCTCGTATATTGTTTACACTGCTTGACTACATTAAACCCTACTATGAGCTCGTATAAAGCTCGTGGTGGGGTTTTCTTATGTCTTCCTATACCTTATCCTACCTATAAAATAAAAAGCCCTGCTGGAGAGAGTAGCAAGGCTTTTTTGGAGGATGTATCTCTATAAAGTCAGTGGGCGTAACTTTCCCACTGGTATATTATAACATAGGTACTAATGAGAATTGAGTAAAATCAAGCAGGAATTCTACGAGAAGCTAAAGTTATTATATTATCCATAGCTAATGAGAGTAGTCGTGTATATTCAACAGGCTTCTTCTCTTTCAAATATCTAGCGTAGATAGCTTTCTTTTGTAATGGGTCTAGTGAATCAATGATGGCATCCATAGCTTGGACATTGTCAAAGTCCATAGCATCAATCATCTCTTCAAATACCTCATGAGAAGACTCACCGCCTGAATTAATGAGAATGGACTTTTCAGGATATCCTAGCTTATGATTATCTACTTTCATATATAAAGCCCAGTCTTCTAATATATTCTTTACTCTATTTATATCCATATTTCCCTCACGATATGTCAATGATTTCTGATTTCCACCTATGACCGTCTTTGTACCAACCCTCTACTAACAAAGTCCAGTTTGCTTCTCGAAGATAAGGAGTGTATTCTGAATCCTCTATCTTACGAATCCTTGCTCTCATGTTTGTCTTACTGGTAACTTGAATGGCTACCGTATTCCCTTTGTTATCGATAGCGAGAATATCAAAGTTCCACAGGTCTTGCCTTACCTTTGCGAATGAATTCCATCTTTCGACTATCTTAACAAGAGGATACTCTTTACTATCCTTTAGTCTTTTCAGTGTTCTTTGTGTTGGACTGGTTGCCATACTTTTCCTTTTGCTTCTTTGCAAATGTTGTATTTTCCCAAAATGGATTTGATTCTACTTTCTTAGTATCTTCAACTCGTCTACTACTACCCTTTCCCATATAGTCTCCTTACCAATACATTATTAAACGGTCTTTATCTCTAATGATATGACCTTGCAAAGTTATCCTATACTCATTTGGCTTATACTCTTTTAAGTTTGCTATATTATGCAAAAAGTCACCAGTATGAAATATAAAATCACCTACATTATATTCTAAATATTTATTTTCTTCACCGTCTTTGTATTCCAACCCAGCTCCACTAGAAGGTATCTCAACCACATATGTAAAGCTGTGTGGGTCTTCTTCACCTATTCCTAAAGTTTTATGAGGATAGTCCATATGCCAGTTACTAGGAAAATTTAAGAACACTGGGTCTGATTCAAATATATGAAAAGATGGAACAGCGTAATCATGATTCAAGTATACTGGTTCACCAAAATATTCTTCTAAGTATTCTTGTATAGATATATAAACATTTCCAAAGTTAGAAATTAATCTTTGATTCATGTGCTTCAAATGTTTGTAATAATCTTCTGTTTTACCATCAAGATAAGCATTTCGACCTAGTGTATAGAATGGCACATCAAATCTTTTAATCCAAAATCTTTCTAGCTTTAATACATTAAAGATAATTTCGTCTACATCAAAATGTAATTTATCTACTCTTAACATCAATTTCCTTCTTAACAAAGCCTGCAGGCATGTAAATATAATCTTCATGTAAACAGCTCGTATATTCAGCTTCCGTACAATGCTCTTCACAATAGGATGTGGCATGAGCACATGATTTAAAGTTGCCAATATATTCTGGCTGTGACATGGTCCAGTAAACTACAAGTACATAATCAAACATTATAATTTAAGAATCTTATTCTCTATCATGTACTGCATGGTATTGATGTAGGCTTTATCCCACATCTCACGCTTCTGTTCACGATTAAGATTCACTCCATTATCGTATTCATGATGGCAATTGTAACATAAGGATGCTACTAAAGCATCGCTTACCTTCAAC